TATACAGATGAAGAAACTGTTTATATAGATTATCAGTTTCAACCTGATGAAAGCGAATTTCCTTCATTCTTTATTGAGTTTGTTGTTAAGGCTTTATCTAATAAATTAGCCATGCCAATAACAGATGACCGTAATATTGCAGAATTAAAAAAGGTGGAGGCCTTTGGCTCTCCTTCTGATAACTTGAATGGTGGAGAATTTGGAGTTGCTAAGAGATTAGATTCATTACAGAATCCATCTCCTGCTATACAAGCGAATGATTTAATAGCTGCAAGGTTTAGTTAATGCCAGTAAAGTCAACACAGTTCAAATTTACAAGTGGTGAGTTAGATCCACTACTATTGGGAAGAACTGATATAGATAGATATTATGGTGCCGCAGCTACTATGACTAATGTAAATTTATTGGCTCAAGGTGGATTCAAAAGAGCTGATGGACTAGAATTTATACAAAGAACATTCAGACAAGCAACCAGGGAAGCAAGCCCTACAATAACTACTCCTAACGGTGGAACAGGAGTTAATGCAAATGATGATGATACATCTACTACATTAATTACTACTACTAATATTAGTACTGTTAATCCTTATGTAGTTGTGCATTATGATTTAGGAAGTTTAAAAGATATAGCTTTTGTAGATGTTGTTGGTTGTTCTTTAACATCGGCAACTAATACTACTGAGTTCTTCATACAGGCAAGTACAGATAATGCAGCATGGACTAGTCTTGGTGGGGCATTAGATTTATCTACTACAGCAGTTACAAGAAGAAGAGCTGCAAGAGCAAATTATCGTTATTTAAGGTTCGTAAGAATAGGAGCAACAGATTTAGGAACTGATAAGGTTACGTTACAAGAATTTAATGTATTCTCAGAAGAATCAACAATATCAAATACGCAAATTATACCATTTGAATTTAGTGTTACTCAAAGTTACATACTTGTTATAAGTGATAAGAATATAGCAGTCTATAGGAATGGAACTTTTCAAGCAGATGTTAGAGCAAATAAATTAACGCATAGTATAATAGGGCAAATAGATTATACACAATCAGCAGATACGGCTATATTTGTTCAAGAAGATACAACACCACAGAAACTTATAAGACAGAGTGCAGATGATAAATGGTTAATTAGTGATGTTAGTTTTGATAAAATACCTAGATTCGATTTTGACCCTATTATTACTACGTCTCCTGGAAGTGGAACTTTGACCCCTTCTGCTACTGAGGGAGTTATTACATTAACAGCATCAGCAGGCACACCATTTAGTGCTGCTAGTGTAGGTCAATATCTTCAAAGTGCAACATCAGGGGGAAGGGCTAGGATATTAGAACAGCTCAGTACTACTCAAGTTAGGGCAGTTACAGAGATTCCTTTCTACTCTACCACAGCTATTGCAAATGGAGATTGGGATTATTTAACAGGATTTGAAGATGTTTGGAGTTCTACTAGGGGATATCCAAAGACTGTAACATTCCATAGAAGTAGATTATATTTTGGAGGAAGTAAACAAAGACCTCAAACTATATGGGGAAGTAAGATATCATTATTCTTTGATTTTGATTTAGGTTCTTTATTTGATGATGATGCAATTGATGCAACATTAGATACAGATCAAATTAATGAGATTGTGAATATTAAATCATCCAATGGTAATTTATTAGTTTTTACGACTGGTAATGAATTTGCTGTAGCCGCCCCAACTACTGGTGGTATTACTCCGCAGAATTTCTTTCCAGTTCCAGTTTCACAATATGGAAGTGAAAAAAATTTCAGAGTTGGAATTATTGATAATCAAAATATCTTTGTTCAAAGAGGAGGAAAATCTATTATAAGATATGCTTACGATACTCTTCAACAATTTTCAGATTCAGAGAATATATCGTTATTATCATCACATCTTATTGATAGTCCTGTAGATTTTGCAGTAAGGAAGAGCACTTCCACAGAAGAAAGTAATTTAGTTTTATTTATTGATGGCACTAATCGTTTAATCATAGGAACTATTTTGCTTTCTCAACAAGTAGTAGGATTTACTCAACGTAATACTACTAATTCAACAACAGGGAAATTTAAGAATGTGGCTGTAGATGTTTCAACTATCTATACAATAGTTGAGAGGACAGTTAATAGCGTTACAAATAAATATGTAGAAAGATTGAATGATACTGCATTACTTGATAGTTCGGTTATCTATACTACTGGATTACCCACAAGTTCTTTCTCTGGATTAGATCATTTAGAAGGAGAAACAGTAAAAGTTATTGCAGATGGTTCAGTATTAGGAGATGAGGTGGTAATAAGCGGAGCGGTAACTATAGATAGAGATGCAACCACAAGTTGTGAGATTGGACTTGATATGACACCTACAGTAGTAACATTACCTATTGAAGTTATAGGAATGGGGAGTAAAATAGGATTAAGGAAAAGAATATCAGAGGTTGTATTACGAGTGCAAGATACTGGAGACTTTACCATAAACTCCAAGAATGTGTCTTTTAGGACATTTGGGAAAGCAGGAGATGGAAGCCCTTTAGATGCTGCACCTCCTGTATTTACAGGAGATAAGAAGGTAAAAGGATTACTAGGTTGGGATGAAAGAAAACAAATAACAATTTCACAGGATGAACCAGCGGAATTGAAAGTTTTAAGTTTAACAATGAATATTAATTTATAATGGCCGCACAAACTACAGGACAGGCAGGTTTATTACAATTAGGATCAGGAATAACTAGCCTTATATCTAGTCTTGGTCAATTACAAGCTGCATCAATTCAAGCTAAACAATTTAAGATTCAAGGAACTATTGATAGGTTAGCTGCTTCACAAGAGAAATTAAGAGCTAGAGAACAAGCAGTATTCTTAAGAAAGAAGTTCTTACAAAATATAGGTAGTGCGAACGCTTCATTTGCAGCAAGAGGTATTTCTGCAGGAAGTGGAGTAGGTAGACAGCTTGCAATACAAGGGTTAAGGACATTAAGTGAAGATATTCGAGCAGTAGAGTTAGGTAGTGAAGCAGCTCAAACTACTCTGCAATTAAGAGGAGTTCAGACTCAATTTGCTGCTGAAACAGCAAAAAATATAGGATTATTAAGATTTGGAACTAAAGGACCCAAAGCCACTTCAAGTCTCTTAACAAGTTTTAGAGCTATTAGAGGTCCTGGTAAGAAAACAAAAGAAGAAAGTTAGTTATGGTTAGTTTATTAAATAGACAAGTAGCAACAACAGGAAAAGCAGTTCAATTTCAACCTTCACAGGCATCTACTGCCTTTGCGAATGAATTAAGTAGAAGTATGACTAATATCTCTAATGAGATGAAGTCTAAATCAGATACCCTCTATATTAATTCATTCTTAACGGATGCAAGAAAGTCAGCTAGAGAAATATATAATAAAAACTCTGATAGTCCAGAACAATTAGCAACTGAATTGCAGAAGCATAGAGAGGGCTTAATTGCCAATATGCCAGCGTCTTTAAGACCTAGATTAGATACAGAATATAATACCCTTACTGAGAAATATCTTGATAGGGCTACTACTACTAGAAATAAAATTCTTACTGTAGAACAAAGAAAGTCATTAGAAGATAATGAAAATCAAATTATTAATGATATGCAGTTTGCTGCTAAAGATTTATTTAATAATGAGGGCTTATCACCAGATGAAATTAATACAAAAAATATTACATCTATTACACAGATTGCATCCGACTTTGAAGCTTTAGAGAAAAATATAGCACAAATAGGAGCGGATGGCACGCCATTAAAAACCCCGGAACAGGCTATTAAATCTATAATAAAAGCTAAAGAGTTTGTATTTAGTGAGATGGCTAATTCATGGCTAGATTCTCAACCCGATAAATTAGGAGCTTATGATAAATGGTTGAATAATGAGGTTGTTATTGATGCACCAGAAGGGTCTATAAATGTGCGTAATGCTATGACTCCAGAAGTCAGACAAAAGGTTGATAAACAACTTATTCAAAGTATTAAAAATGATCTTTATATAGAAAAACAACAAGTTGAAAGAATAGAAAGAGAAGAAGATATATTTGCAGATGAAACAAAAAAGATCTTATTTGATAAAGCTAAAACAGGCGAACTAACACCAACTATAGTAGATGCTAGTAGAAATATCTTAGAATTTAATGATTTTAGAGATTTTAGTAAGATGGCGAGGGAAGCTAATCCTATTACTAATGGAGTAGTATATGGGAATCTTATAAATAGATTGTCTAGTGGGGAAGATATAGATACAGATATTAGAAAAGCTAGATTTGCAGATAAAGCATTAAGCAATGAAGATTTTGAAAAATTGCTTGATAAGAATAAACAAAAGGGAGTAGCTGGAATAATACCAGATCCAGTAGAGGAAGGAAGGGATTTTTTATTAGGTTTTATGGGATCTAGTGCGGAAGCTTTAAGTATTCTTGATTCTCAGGTTATATCTAAAGCTGAAAGAGATTATAATGGAAGAATACAAGATTTTGTTGATGCTAATGGAAGAAAACCTAATAGGACAGAGGCATTAGAAATATCCGATACAGTAGTTGAAAGATGGAATATAATACAATCTGAGAATTTTGCAGCTACATTGCCTAAACCTATGGCTATGCCTACAACTATGAAAGTCAAGAGATCTGAATTAACCGTTGATAATATTAAAAAAGTTAAAGAAGATACAGTTAAATTATTCAAGAATAAACATCAAGGAAATATAAAAAAAATGAAAAATGATCCTTCTTTTATAGGAGAAATTAAATTAATAAATCAATATAACGATATTGCAGAAAGACATGAGAAATAATATCTTAGATCAAAATATAGAATCAACAAATGATTATCAAACCTTTAGACAAGAAACCGATGATGATGCTCTAGTTAATGAATTTATGTCCGAATTTGAAGGCGAGGCAAAAGTTACTGTAGAAGAACCCACAATAGAAGAAAAGGAAATTGCAGAAGGAGAAGCTCCAGAACCAACAGAAGGAAGGTTTAAAAGATTCGTAGGTGATGTATCAAGGGGAGTTATAGCAGAAGGACCACGGGCTATATTAAGTGGAGTTACTAAAGGAGTTAATGAAATGGCTGAAACTGTTGATGATATGGCCCAATGGTTGAATAAGAATGTTGTTGATCTTTCTAAATTTGAAACTGAAAAGAAATTCAAAGTTCCACAACCTACTTTTGGAATAGAAGAGGAAACAAGTCCAAAATCAGTAACAGGAAATATAGTAGAAGATATTGCTCAATTTTTAACTGGATTTGGAGTAGCAGGTAAAGCATTAAGAGGAGTTAGAGTAGGAACTAAGGCGGCTAAAACTGGTAAATTTGTAGCTCAAAGTGCATTAGGTGATGTAATAGCCTTTGATGAACAAGAAGAAAGATTATCTAATGTTATACAAGGTTCACNATTACAGAATCCAGTAACAGAATTTTTAGAATCAGATCCAGAAGACACAACGGCAGAAGCAAAATTTAAACAAGCCATAGAAGGTGCAGGAATGGGGCTTGTTGGTGAAGGATTAGGAAGAGTTGTTAATTTACTAAGGAAAAGTAAATCAGTTAAAAGATCTGTAGAATCTCAACTAGAAGGAATAGAGAAAGTTCCAGAACCAGGATTGAAACCAGAGACTTTAAGTAGTTTAGGTAATCCAAATAGTAGGGAATTAATACTTAAGAAAGTAAGATTAGCAGAAGAAGAAACTAAAGATTTAACGGCAGAGCAAATTGATATTTTAAGTAAAAAGAAACCAACAACTGTTGATGATATACAAATTAATTTTGCAAGAATAGATGGCCCAGAAGATTTAAAGAATGCCATGCAAGCTTATACTAATGAAACCAGATTATTGCCTAAAGTAGAAAAAGCACGTAGAGGAGTAAGGCCTAATCAGGCAACATTAAAAGATGCAGAAGATATTGACGGATTTAAAACCTTACTTGAAAGAAGGGAAGGTCAACCTTTAAATGCAGAACAAACTACAGCAGCTAGGAATTTCTATTATAATACTACTGATAAATTAATGGAACTTGCAAAGAAGGCATCAAGTCCAGAAGCAACAGATGTTGATCAATATGCATTTAGGAAAATGGTTGCTACACATCATGCAGTACAAAAAGAAGTATTAGGGGCAAGGGCAGAAGCGGGAAGAGCTTTACAAGCATGGTCAATAGCAGCAGAAGGAACACCTACAGATAAATTAAAAGGATTAGAGTCTATTTTGGATTCTTTTGGTGGAGCAGAAGCAAGTAAGGATTTAGCAAGAAAATTAGCATCTTTTAGAGATGGTCAATTAACTCTATCACAAGTAAATCATATTACCCAAAAATCAGCTTATGCAAGAACAGGTGATGCTATGATTGAAGCATGGACAGCAGGATTATTAACTAATCCAGTTACTCACGTTAAGAATTTATTATCAAATACTCTAACTACTTTAATGAGTGCAGGAGAAAGGTATGGTCAAGCTTTATTTCCTAATAGTAATGTAACAATAACAGAAGCTAATTCTTTTCTAGTTGGTATATTACAATCTCAAAAAGAAGCGTTGGCAAGTGCAGGGCGTGCGTTTAGAACAGGACAAACAGGATTCGGACAGGGTAAAGTTGAATTACCTAGAGTTAGGGCAAGTGCAAAAGAGACTTTAGATTTACAAGGTATTGCTAAACCTTTCGGATATGCTATGGATTATTACGGTAGAGTTGTTAATACTTCATTTAGAGCATTAGCAGCAGGAGACGAATACGGAAAGACGGTATTACATAATGCACAATTAAATGCTTTAGCTACAAGACAAGGAATAAGCAAAGGATTTAAAGGTGCTAATTTACGAGATTATGTAGCTAAATTAACAAGTGCTCCTGATTCAATCTTGGAGCAAGAAGCTAGAGATTTTGCTAATTATGCTACATTTACTAAAGAATTAGGAAAGAGTGGTAAATCATTTCAAAGAATACTATCACAAAATCCAGCACTAAAAATAGCAGTGCCCTTTTTTAAAACCCCTGTAAATATATTTAAATTTACTTATGAAAGAACCCCTTTAGCTTTGGCAAGTAAGAAAGTAAGAGAGGAATTATCGGCAGGGGGAACTAGACAAGCGGCGGCATTAGCTAAGATAGGTACAGGGTCATCAATGATGATGTTAGGTGTTGATATGTCAATAAATGGTCATATTACAGGAGCAGGACCTACAAATCCTAAAACAAGATCGGCATTGAGACGTCAGGGATGGCAACCACACTCAATAAAAATAGGAGATAAATATATTAGTTACCAAGGGTTAGAACCTGTATCTACTTTATTTGCATTAAGTACAGATATGGCGGAGATCCTAACCAATTATGAAATGTATGATATAGAAACTCAAGATGAATTAGATCATCTTGCTTCTGCTCTAGTACTAACAGCTAGCGATGCAACAATTAATAAAACCTTTTTATCTGGTATTTCAAATATAATTGAAGGACTTGCTAATCCAGAGATGAAAGGAGGACAATTTGTGCAAAGAACTTTAAGTTCTATTATACCATCTGGAGTTGCAGCAGTTGAAAGGGCTGTAGATCCAGAAAGAGAATATGTAACAAATATTACTGATGCATTCAAAGCTAGGATACCTGGAATTTCAGAAGAGACAGCTAAACGAAGGAATGTATATGGTGAGATTATTCAATATCGTTATCCTGATGAATCTCTATTAGATCAGTCAGTATCGGCTGTTACTTCGTTATTTAATCCATTTTATACTAGTATTGCTAAAGATGATCCATTAGACAGGTTTCTATTAAAAGAAGGATATTTTGTAGGTATGCCAAGCAAGACTCAAACCTTTGAAGGGGCTAAAGTTAATTTAAGAGAATATCCTGAGGCATATTCAAGATTATTAGAATTAAGAGGACAGGAAATAGAGCTTGTGCAATATGGAGGGGTTAATATGAAAACTGCTTTAACTGATTTAGTAAAAGGAGATTTACCACAATCCTTTATATTCTTAAGTGAATTTAAAGATGAGGATGAGAAACAAGATATGATCACTAAAGTAACTAGAGATTATAACAATGCAGCTAAAGATATATTGCGTCAAGAATTCCCAGTGATTGACCAATTAATTTTAGAAGACAAACTTAAACAAGAACAAACTGAAGGGTTTTAATTATGACAGTACCAGTCAATGACAGAAGAATACAATATACGGCAACTGCTGGCCAGACTATTTTTCCATATGATTTTAAGATTACTGCTAATACGGAAATAGCTGTATTACAAACAGTGAATGCAACAGGAGTAACAACTACTCTTACTCTAACTACTGAATATACTGTAAGTGGTGTAGGTGATGCAGGAGGTGGAAATATAACTCTTGTAACTGGCACAGCTGTGAATGATACAATTACAATTACTGGAACTACGCCTTTAACTAGAGTTACAGATTTTAACCAGGCTGGTGATTTTCTAACTAGTGATTTAAATGATCAATTAGATAAACTTACTGATATATTACAAGAAAATGATACTGAAACTAACAGAGCTTTACTATTAGCCCCAGAAGATACAGCTTCTTCATTAGTATTGCCAGTAACAGCAGATAGAATAAGTAAATATTTAGCTTTTGATGCTAGTGGTGATCCTTTAGCAAGTGCAGCACAATCTGGTGTTCCAACATCTACATTTATGGCAACAGTATTAGATGATGAAACAGCAGCAGCAGCATTAACTACATTGGGATTTAGTACTTATATACAGACATTAATAGATGATACAACAGCAGCAGCAGCATTAACTACATTGGGATTTAGTACTTATATACAGACATTAATAGATGATACAACAGCAGCAGCAGCAAGAACAACTTTAGCGGCTCAACAAGATGTTGTTACTACTAGGGGTGATATTGTAAGAGGAAGTAGTGGTGGTGTAGCAGAAAGATTAGCTTTGGGAGCAGATAAAACTTATCTCAAGTCTGATGGTACTGATGCTATATTTGGTGCTATACCTTCTGCTGATCTACCAGCAGGAAGTACAATCCAAGAAGTAAATACACAGACAGGAGCAGTTGCAACAGGAACTACTATTATGCCTGTTGATGATACTATACCTCAAAATAATGAAGGGGATGAATATATGACATTAGCAATTACTCCAACTAATACTAATAATAAATTAAAAATAGAGATAATCGCTAGTATATCGCATAGTGGAGCAGCTATTACATGTACAGCAGCTTTATTTCAGGATTCAACGGCAGATGCTTTAGCAGCACAATCACATACTTTAGCAGGAGCAGGGGCAAGTGGGTATATTGAAACTCTTACTTTAACTCATTATATGACAGCAGGAACTACCTCGGCTACTACTTTTAAACTTAGAGTAGGAGGAGCAGTAGCAGGAACTACAACTTTCAATGGATTTGGAGGAGCTAGAAAATTAGGCGGTGTAATGGCTTCAAGTATAACAATTAAAGAAATACAGGTATAAGTATGAGTAATGTAATAAATGCGATAAAAAAAATATATCCAGGGATTCAAGGGGGTTTTGTTTACTGGGAAACTAAGCCAGATGGTAGTCCATGGGAAAATCCTGAAGATGGATTAAGATGGGAAAACACTGAATATAAGCAACCAGCATGGTCAGAGATAGCATCAAAATTAGATAGTCTTGATCTACAGGAAATAAGAGATATTTATTATACAGAACTTGTTAAATTAAGGGAAGCAGAACAATACGCACCATATACATATAATGCTATAGTTCTTAAAGCTACTGAGAGTTCGCAAAATAAATTAGCTAATGTAAGTGATATCTTTAATGGTTTATCTGAAATAACTTGGTTAGACATCAATAAAAATCCAATAACTTTTACTAAGAATGATATACATAATATAAAAATTGGTTTATATAATAGGGCATTCGCTTTATACGTGAAGGAAGGTACAATTATTGCAGAAATTAACGCTATAACTGATTTAAATACTTTGGAGGCTTACAATGTTCAGGAAAGATGGGAAGCGAGCTAAACAAAAAATATTAAACACTCAAAAAGAATATGAGAGAATAACAAAAGAGATTAACAAATATTCTAATTGTTATATATTCTTATCTGTCCAATATTATACATGGTGGAAAGTAATAGGTCATATAATTACATTAGGAGCTATTTTAAAAAAAAGAAGGAGTAGAGCTAGTCATACAGCTTCAATCTATAAATTTGGGGCAGATCCTAGAATAATAGAAGCTACTGGACGTTATGGGGGTGTTAATCATAGAGGATTATATGATGCATATTTCCTACCCCAATTTCATGGTAAAGTAGTAGCGTATATTATTTCTTGTAATTTTACAGATAGGGATAGAGTAAAGCGTAGTGATAGATTAGAGCATAAAGATTTAGGAACTATATATTGTGCTAAGAAAGCATACAGATCATGGTTTGACTTCTTCAAGGAATATTTTAAATTAGGAAAAGAACAAAAGGATACTTCTGATGAAGTATATTGTACGGATTATATACTTGATGATTATGAGATAAGTACGAGAACTCAATTACTAGGAAATAATGCAGAGATAACGCCGGCTGAGTTAGGAGACTTTCTTAATGGAGAGCCCGCTATAAGATTTATTGTAAGAGATACCAAATGAATGGGGTAGGGGAAGGTCTATTAGTAAGAATCCTTTATGACTTAATAAAAAGCCCTAAATTACTTATTTTTCTTATTATTCTTGTGCCTATTTGCACGGGCATAGGATATTCGATATACTCTATAGAACAAATTAAACAGAACTTTCATAATATAAATGATGAGAAATGGAATAATTTTTATAATTCGGTGGTAGATGATCTTAAATATAAACAACAAAGAAGCAAGAAATTAGTTAAATTATGTGATAATGGTATTCCTGGATCTTGTACTTTTTCTTATTGGGGTATAGATACTAAAACTCGTATTGCAACAGCAACGAATTATTTTGTAATTAGATGTGAGTTTACATATCAAGGGAAGAGTTTTAAATGTGGTACTTCTTTAGATGTGAAATATCAACAAACATTATCAATTCCTCATGATTTAGTAACAAAGATAGCATCACAGCGTAGCTCTTGTGCTTCGAGTCAATGGGATGAGATTAAAGATATATCAGGTAGTAATTTTGAAAGATATGGAGAGTTATTAGATGTAGAATTAGGTTATGTAAGTCTATGTTCTCATGGGCATAATATAAGTATACTAACCCAAGTAAAAGGACATAACGCAAAAAAAAAGCTTAGCACTTCAACTGTTGGTTGCATAAAGGAAAATTGCATAGAAGAATCAAGAGAACTTAACTTTGATTTTCTAAAAATGTATGAATAGAGTTAAATTTGAATTCCAAGAGATATTAGCATTTATTAATTATTCAAGGGAAATCATTATCAGAGCCTTTTCAATTACAATATATCCAGAAGGAATTGATAGAGATAGAAGACTTTATTACTGATAGGAAACAAGAATATAAAGAGAATAAATGTGTGTTATAATAGATAGATTCATAGCTAATGATAAATTTACAATAGGAAGGGTATCTATTGATGGTGAATTTTTTTGTTATAGTTTAGAATTACCTTGGAAAGATAATAAACAAAGAGAATCATGTATACCTACAGGGGAATATAAATGCGAGCCTTACTCAAGTGCTAAATATTATAATGTGGTACAGATTAAAGATGTGCCACATAGGGAATTAATATTAATTCATGTAGGGAATTATCTAAGAGATACATTAGGTTGTATTTTATTAGGGGATTTATATGACGATAAAACGGGAATAGTATGGAACTCTAAATCAACTTTAGCTAGATTTTTTGATAGAGTTGGATATAATTTTAGAATTAAAATAGAAGGTAAAAATATGTCTTTAATAGGAGCTTTAGTATTGAAGAAAATAGGAAAACCTATTTTTGATAAACTTGCAGGAAAAGCAAAAGAAAGAGCCGTAGCCAAATTTACATCTATTTTAAAAGATAAATTCAATATTCAGAGTGAGGCTGATATTGAGAAGATTGATGAATCTTTAAGTAAAGAGGTCTTGATTGAAGCTGAGAAAGTTAAATTAGGTATAGAAGAAGAATATACAAAGCAGACAGATATTATTAACGAGACAATGCAAAAGGAGCTTACGGCTACTAATATTATGCAAAAAACATGGCGACCTTTTGTTGGTTATTGTTTTGGATTTTCTGCAGCTTTATTGATTACAACTATTTCAATAATTACAATTTGGTCAGTGATAAAAGGTGGCAATATGATAAGTGATTTAGCATTAGTATTGTCAAATATTAGTGGTCTTGTAACAATTGTATTTGGTGCTTTAGGTGGAGTATGTGGAGTAGTTGGTTATGGAAGAACGCAAGAAAAAATCAAAGGTGTAAAGAATGATTAGTATAATATCAATTAATCATCTAATATTAACAGGCATATTTTTGTTTGGTGCAATACCTTATTTTTTATTGTTATTTAATTATTGATCAGGTTAGAAAATAAGCTATCTGTCTCCATATTAAAACTCCTCATTATTATTAATACTATTTAGGGCTTGTAACTGGCAGTTATATCCTTGCAGTATAATTTCCGTAGTATATCTATCATTATCGTTTTTATCTTGCCATTT